TTACTTGAACCAAAAAATTCACATTTTTATTCAGTTGCTCCTACATTAGACTTGTCAAGGTTGATATTCGTTGAAGTAACAGCACAACTGAAGAACTCACCTTATCTCATTAAGAAATTTAACGTTACAAAACAGTATATTGAGTGCTTAATTAACTCGAATGTGTTTACTCCACTCGCGAATGGAAAACAAACTCTTGATGGACGTTTGGCTAATGTTTTCCTTGTTGATGAAGCAGGAGCATTAAAAAACTCATATCCAATTACAAGTATGAAATTATCTCAGCGTAACATTTTAAATAAAACGGGTATAGTTATTAGTACCGCTTATCCAACACTAGATAACCCAATGACAGAATATGTACAACATATAGAAAAGGTTATTGACGGTGAACGAGAAGATGATAAACTTTTTGGTATGTTATACAAACCCGATAATCCAAATGAGTGGAAAACAAATGATGATGAGATATTAAAAGCAAATCCATTAGCAGTTATTGATAATGATACATTTGAAATATTAAAAAAGACTCGTAAAGATGCTCTTGAAATGGAAGGCACTCGTGGTGAGTTCCTAACTAAAAACATGAACATATTCATTAATGGTGGCGTTGTTGATACTTATGTAACATCTGAAGAAATGCAAAATATTGAAGTTCCTGTTGGGACAATTGATTGGTCAGATAAAGAGGTCTATGTAGGTCTTGACTTATCACAGTCAGAAGATAATACCGCCATTGCAATGACATCTTACGATAAAGATACAGGGGTATTATTAGCAAAAACATGGATATTTTATCCATCTTTAAAAGAATTAGATAAGAAAAAGTCAGAAGGCTTAGATTATTCACGAGCATCAGACTTAGGATTGTCTATTCCTTCAGGTGGTATGAGTATAGATTATAACCAAATTGAAGAATTTGTTATGCATTTAGAAGAAAATTATGGTGTAATTATCAAGGGAATTGGTTATGATCCATGGGGAGCGCCTGCTATGGCTGTTAGATTAGGGCAAACTTATGATGTCGCTGATGTAAAACAAGGTGATAGCGGTGTTTATGTTGCAAGTAAGTTCTTAAAGGAAAAAATAGTTGATAATGATTTTCATTTTGATGAGAACTTTTTGCTTATGTCTAATTTCTTAAATGCTAAAAAACAAACTAGTTCAACAATGAGTTATCACTTAAATAAAAAAGTGTCAGATGGAAAAATTGATGCCGTAGCAGCTATTATTGATTCAGTGGCGCTATGGATGAATGAGATTGAAGAAGAAGCTGGCGGAGAACCAGAAGTATTCTTATTATAATAATAGGAAAGGAGGAATAGTATTGGCATTCTTTAATGGAATCTTTGGACAAAAGATTCAACAAAATAAGAAAGATGATAAATCAGATGCAGTTGTAGACCAACGAACATATGGTTCTGGAGCTATGACTATGGATGGATTCTACTCTGGTAGAAAAGTTTTAACTGAAGCAGATATATTAAGTATACCAGCAGCAGCAGCATCTATTGAAATAATAACAAATGCTATTTCAGATTTACCAGTGCAATTATTAGAAAACGTTGACACTAAACAAGGTAAAGAAGCTGTTGATTCAGATTACCGTGTGGACATGATTAATGATTCACCTAATAATATTTTAACGGGCGCTGACTTTAAAAAGAGAATGGTTAAAGATGTTATTTTATATGGCTCTTCAAAGAATTATGTTAAATATAATCCAGATGGAACGATTAATGGCATATTTCCTTTAGATATGGAAAAATTAACAACCACTGTTTATAGTAATAATGGTTATGAATTTTATGCAATTGATACATTAATGACTAACACTGGCACCACAGATTTTTATGATGAATTACTTCTGACTATTCTAAAAAATACTAATGACGGTATTATCGGTCGTGGCGTTATTGAGAACAATGCAGATATATTTACACTTGCTCTTAGACAGGCAGAATATGAAAGTAATTTAATCGGAAACGGTGCAATGCCAACAGGTATTCTGACGTCAGATCAACGTGTAAACAGTGAAAAAATTACCAATAGTATCAAGGATGCATTCAAAAAGATGTATTCTGGTTCTAAAAACGTTGGTAAAACACTATTTTTACCTGCTGATTTAAAGTATCAGCCTGTTAGTTTAAGTCCTGATAAGCTAGAGTTAACTACTGGTAAGAAAAGTGTTATTTCAGATATTTCTCGTATATTTAATATACCAGAATCAATGATTAATAGTGCTGCCAATAAATATGATTCTACAGAACAGAACAACCTATGGTTTTTAACTTATACATTAGCCCCGTTATTAACATCTATTGAGACGGCACTTAATAAAAACCTTTTAACTAATGAAGAACGTAACCAAGGTATGGAATTTAAGTTCGACACATCAAGTATCAGTAGAATTACACCAACAGAAAAACAAGCTAACGTTATTTCGGCATTTAGTCAGGGTATTATTACAAATATCACAGCCAAGCGTGAAATTAACGAAAAGATTATGCCTGGAGAAACAGAATATTATAAGCAGACAACAGGTTCTGTTATGTATATTCCTGAAAAGAATATTATTGTTAACCCTAACACAGGTCAAATTATGAATATTGATAGTGGTGAAATTATTAATTCTGGATTTGATTCTACACCAGATGATAATACACCTGCAAATGGTTTGGAGGATGTAGCAACGAAATTGGATACAGGAAAGCAGGACAATAATAATGAAGATTGAAATTAGGGCTTTACCTGCGTCTGTTTCTCCATCCCCTAATAACGGAAGTTTAACAGTTAAAGGCTTGGTGAACGGTGCAGGAAGTGTTTCAGAAATTTTAATGAACCCTTCAAATGGAAAACAGTTCAAAGAGACAATTGCACCAGGAGTATTCCAGAATGCAATCAATAATGCACCAGATGGTATTGACTTTTTAGCACAACACGATAAAAATCAAATTTTATCATCTACTGTTAACAATTCATTATCTATTCAAGAAACTGAACAAGGTCTTGAAATGAGTGCCAATATCTCTGATACAACTTGGGGACGTGATACATTTGAATTGATTAAAGATGGCATTATTAAGGGTATGTCATTTGGTATGCGCGTCTTAGATGATGTATGGACAATGGGAACAGATAATATTCCTATGCGTACAATTAATAATATTGAATTATTTGAAGTTAGTGCAGTAAGAAATCCAGCATATAAAAGTTCAGATATTGAGCCTCGTGGAATGGATTTAATTACAGAAGTTAAAATACCAGATAACTTATTAGAAGAGAGGAGTCAAGATATGGCTAAAGAAGAAGAAGAAAAGAAGTCAGTTGAAACAACGACTACAACTACTAAGGCACCAGCAAAAGAAGATGAAAAAGCTCCTGCTAAAAAAGAACCTGCTAAAGAAGAAGAAAAGTCAGCTAAGAAAGCTTCAGAAACCAAAGAAGAAAAAGCAAAAGCTCCTGCTAAACATGAGGAAAAGAAGTCAAAGCCTGCTGACAAGAAATCAGAAGCTCGTGAAGATGATGATGAAGATCGTGATGATGATATGGACGAAGACCGTTCAAAGCAAGAAAACGATTCTGCTGAGTTGCGCTCATTAATTTCTGAATTGTCATCAACTGTTTCTGCATTAGCAACTAAGGTTAATGCTTTATCAGAAGTTGAAGAGAAACGCTCAAAGTTAATGTCAGAAAAAGAAGTTGAAATTCGTGACTTCTTTGTAAAATAAAAAATAGAAAGGTTGATTTTACATAATGGAATCACTTAAAGAATTGCAAGAAAAGCGTGCAAAGCTTTTTGCGGATGGACAAGAAATTGTTGATAACGCAAAAGATGGTGTTGAAGTTCGTTCTCTCAATGAAGCTGAAATTACCAAAGCAGATGAAATTAAAGAAGAAATTCGTCAATTAGATATTAAGATTGCCGAAGAGAAAGAAAATCGTGCCAAGGGAGCAGTTTCAGAAACTCGTGAGGCTATCGCACAAAAAAAGGAGAACA